ATGATCCGTTCTGAATTTGAGGAAAGACTAGCCCAAATATTCTCGATTGGCGAAGACGATGAAGAGTATAAGCAAATGACAAAATGCCTTGGAGATATGGGGCTTAAAAAGTCCTTCATAGTCAAAGACGGCGCATACCATTTTTGCTGGGAGCAAAACGATAACAATGTCGGCTTTGCAGTCAAGACACCGGATTGTGCGCCAGATGAGGAAATCGATAAAGATTACTTTAAAAAATTTCTTGCCGTTCTCACAAATGCGCATGAACAGGCAAAAACCGTTGATTTTCAAGTGTCTCTATCTGACCTTGTCCCTGAAAACGTAGACGACGAGGATGATGACGACGATGAAGACGATTTGCCGGAATTAGACTTCGAGGACGAGGACGCTGAATACGACGAGGACTACATCGGCGACGAGGAGATGGAATTCGATGATGACGAAGAATGCAACGAAATCAAAAAGATTATCGCCGAAAGCAGCAAAGGCAGGTTCGACGAAATCTCAGACCGTCTAAAATCAATTTTCAGTGTGCCAGCTGTCAAGTGCAATTTCTTCGTGTATATGACAATCCACATGGATCTTGCAACGATGGAATACTTACTGAAACGGGATTGTTTGCATATTAAATAATCAGCTAAAAAATAGGGATAGCCTCTCATCAAGGTCATCCCTATTATTTTTGCGTTTTCTTTCAGCAGCATTTCCGCCGCTTATTTGGCTTGTGGTTCCCGCACAACCCACGGTCTGGCTTCACAATCGACTGTCACCGAACCAGCCCACTGCTTCACAGCCTTGCAGTTTTGGTAGGCTCTGCAACCTCTATCATCTATTGAACAGATACTCTTGAATATCATTGAACGCGCTTTGCATCTGCTCGACATTATTGCCGTTCAGCGCATGGCCCAGCAAAGCAAAGTTTGCCCGCAGCAGCATATTCATACTGTTCTCCTGCGCATCAAGCCGTGCTTTGTCTCGCTTGAACAGGTCCATGTACTGACTATCCTTGCTTGCAAGCAAATCTTTAACAGCATCGACTTCACCAGACATCTTTGTGATTTTCTCTTCCATGGCCTCAATCTTCACATCTTGCTCATGGTTCGGCTTCTTCAGAAAAGTGTTGAACTTCACTAGCACAGCGATGGCAGCGCCGATACCGGCAATCGCGCCGCACACGCTCAGGATCCATGTGACAGCGTCGGCCAGTGTAAAAGCAAATTCAGGATTCGGCATCACTGCTCACCTGCCCCTCGTGAGCAGAATCGGCTTCGCCTCGTTTCATCGCATCATAAGCCGCCTGGGCAATACTGCGTGCCTGCTCCTCTGTAATTTTAAGTCCAGCCTGTTTGGCAAGCTCCATAATAAACTCAGCGGCCTTTTTGTTCTTTTCCTCACCAGTCATGTCATCCATGTACTGCTTAATATAGCGGCACGCAGCCTCTCCCCATTTCATCAGCAAAGGATAAGACTCCAGCATAGTAAGCGCACTATTGATAACGTCAGCAGCTTGAGGAAAAACATACTTGCCAAGCAGAAAAAAGCAAACGCTGGCAAGTCCTATGACAATATAGAAAATTCCCTGTTCCATACCTTACTCCTCCATATCATTCGGATGCATGACGCCATCGGTATCGTCTCCCAACTGCGGCTCTTCAAGTTTGACATTTTCAGCGCCGGACTTATGCTCCTGTACCTTGATCCAGGCGTTGCACAGGTTTTCAGCGCTCAACGCCGCAAACAGTCCCGCGTTAAAGCTGTAGTCCGGCAGCTGACCGATACTGAAGCACAGTACCATATACACAACCGCGTACACAATCGTTGCACCCATCGTAAACACAATAACCTTTTTCGAGAAACGCATGGCGTTAAAATTCTCTCCCATACCAATCACCGCCTATCAAGTATGGCTGGCGACTGCTGCAGGGCCTACATAGCCATAGAGTGTCTTGTACCAGCCATTTACAATATCACTGTAGCCAATCGTAACAACCTTACCGGTCTTAGCATCTGGGCTTGCGATTACGCCGACGCTTGCATATTCCGTTCCGGGACCTTTGCGCACATTCCAGCGTCCAGCCTTGAATACGATTGCTTTCTGGGTGGGCTTTGGCGCATGGGTCACAGTAGTACCGCCCGTGTAAGCCTTGTAACACCAGTTCACATCACAGTTGCCATTGATACCGGCAACAGACCCCTTACTGCTGTACTGCCACATTTGGCACTTTCCTTTTTGATTGACGCCATTACGGTAGTCCGCCAGCCACAGGTCATAAGCAGCCAGCTTGGTCATATCCAGATAAGCTGCCTTGTAGCTCGTATAGGTGTACAGCATCGGCTTGTACCCACGCTGGTCGATGATATCCAATCCGCGCTTTACCAGTGCGGTCAACTTGTTCTTACCAATAGCCGCGACAGTCTTATCCTCAACGTCCAGCGCCACAGGGTACTGAATGGTCTTTCCTTCCAGCACCTTAAACAGCAACTCCAGTTCTTTGTTCTGTGTGGCCTCGTCCTGCGCATAGGTATAAAAATAGACGCCAACGGGAATGCCATTCTCGCGTGCGCCTTTATAATTATGTTCAAATGTCGGGTCAAGATAAATTCCCGCGCTGTTTGTAGATACAGCTCTAAGCATCGCAAATTTTACTCCGGCAGCTGCAACCTTGCGCCAGTTGATGTTGCTCTGGTAGCGTGAAACATCAATACCCCACAGCTCCACCTGTGCATTGTCAGCAGGCTGCGGATTGGCGCTGGCTGGCTTATCGCTCTCCCCCACGCTTTTATCTACACTGTGTTCACCAGTGCGGAATGTAAATACCGATGCGTTGGCCTTGGTGAAATTATTATCCAACCATACCAGCGGGTTCGTGCGCTTGTTCTTCCAGCGTACCTCGAAATGCAGATGAGCACCAAAGCTATTGCCGGTATTGCCGCTGTAGCCAATCACCTCACCGGTCTTTACGACCTGCCCCTGCTTCACATTGATAGAATTCAGATGCGCATACAGCGTGTGCAGTGTACCACCGTTCCAATTCGCGTGGCGGATTTTAACCATGTTGCCGTAGCTGTTCGTATCACCCTGCGTGCGTTTGCCGTTCCAGTGGTACACAATTTCTACAGTACCCTCTTCCGCCGCCATAACCGGTGTCCCCACGATAGCTCTCATGTCAATAGCCTGATGCAAGCTGCCATCGTTGTAGTACCACCCCTGCGTCAAAATATGCTGGCTCAAAGGCCAGCCAAGACATACCTCTCCATTCTTCAACCTCATAAAATTCCTCCCTTATTTAAAATAAAAACCGGCAGAGACCTCTCGGATCCCTGCCGCGTCATATCGCTATTACCAAAGTTTTACAAAAAAGCCGAATTCGTAAGAACCTGTTTGCAAGGAATCCATCATCCATCCACCAAATGTGCCATTCTGATCATAGATACGTCCAGCCTGACAATATCCATCTTCGCTTTCAAAATGAACCACTGGAAAATATCCAGGGTCTCCCATAATACCCTGATGATAAAATGGCACACAATCAGCTAATATTTTATAGTTGCTTGTTTCAGTAAGCGATTTAGCCTTTGCAACCATTGGTTCAAGATTCAACCACTGAAATTGTCCATTACGGTAAACCGGTCCAATTTGATTCCCGGAAACGTCAACATGCGCCAGATAAGAACCGTCCGTATATTTTGCCAAAATAACAGTGGCAAATTTGCCAATATTATATATCGAACATCCTAACGAACTGGAAAAGCTATAGCCATACGCCAGCACATCCTCATTGATGCACGCCCCGCCCATCAAATTCAGAGCCATATTACTTCACCTCGATGCCAAGTGCCGACTTGATCGCCTCCAGGTCATCCACAGTCAGTGCCGGATAATCAGCCGCAATGTCCTCAAAGTTCTCGCCAGCTGCAAGGCGAATCCTAAAAGCGCGGGTCATAATACGCAGCTTCAAAGCATTCAAAGTCTTCATAGGTTACCTCTCTCCGCCGATCAGATCGGCCATCATCAAAATAATATCATCGTTTGCGGATTCCAGCGCATCTGCGCGTTTTTCTACGGAATCAAGGCGCTGTTCCGTTGTCGGCTTGTTTGCCTCTTCCTGTTTCTTAGCAATTTCCGCCAATTCTTCCTCAGTGTACAGCACATATTTCTGCACGGGTTCATACTCGTCCCAGGCATCGTGTGCAGGCTCATCCGTCACAGCAAGGCGCAGTCCATCCGGGCACGCCTCTGTAATCGTGCTCTGCATGACCTCATAATGCCAGACTTCCTCCGTGGCATCATGATGCGCCACAAATTTCTGTGCATCTACCAGCTTGCCCTTCGTTAGGTCTGGATTGGTCAACTCATTTTCCAATGCTTCATCGTAGATTTTCATTCCATCACCTCACTCAGGTAGTCCACTGCCGCGCATAGAAGTACAGCATCAAGTCACAAACTGGACGCCGCTTAACGGTAAAGGACAGCTTGTTGGTATCACACACATAAATCTGTCCCTGGTTGATCATAGACAACTCACCAGACAGAATGATATTGTCTTTCAATGAGCTTGTCCGCTCCATCATGGCCGGTCCAAGGCTCATGTCCTTCGTAAGATTGGGCGTAGCGCTTGAAGCCGTAGCAGTAATCGCGGTTCCTTTGGAATCAGACCACGGAACAATCACATTCCAGTTTGATTTATCGCTGGATTCATCCCATTTGTCACGCGAAATCTTAAACGAGTACAGGTATTGCAGCCGTTTTGTAATAGCAGAATTTGCTACTGGGTTTGCACTGACCTGCGAGAGCGCGTTATCCACAACTGTTTTGTTCGCCCCGGTTGCAATACCGTCCAGTTTGCTCTTATCGCTGTAACTCATCAGACCACTAGAACTAGTCGTGGCTAATCCATAGGTAGTATCCTGTGTCGGCGGCGTATACCCAAGTGCGTTCGTCACATTGGTCTTTGTTAGGCTGATCGTGCCATAACTGTTCGATATATTGCTGCCAACCTTCACAAGGCCAAGCGTCGAAGAAGTTGCCGCCGAGTATGTAGTATCCTGTGCAGGAATACCAAGTCCTGTAATGTCCGCTTTGGTCACAGCAGTGGTCGCGCTCACATGGCCTGTCCCATCCACAGTCACCTTATAAAAGCCGTTGCTCTTGGATGTATACCCAGGGTGGCTGTACTTGTTTGCCCCAGCAGCAATGCCGTCCAATTTAGCCTTATCGGCAGCCGTCATCAATCCATTGCTCGACGCCGTCGCCACACTATAGGTCGTATCCGTAAACTTCGCCCCTGCGGGAACATCCGAGTTGACGGAGTGCCCGTTTACAGTGGTAGAGTTACCACCATTCGCTGGCATACTTTTAGGAAAATCCGTAATCTGGCTCTTGGTGTGCGTATGACTCTTCGGTGCAAACCTTTCCGTCAGCTTACCAACAAAATATTCCAGCCCCTTATCATCCAATAAAGCCATATCCCTACCTCCTTAAAGGTCAAGATCAGCTTGCAAGGATGGTATCAATCTGGGTGTTGGTAATGGTCTCAATGACCGTCTTTGTATCACCAATCTTCTCCAAAGCGCCGCTGATCAGCATATATTCGTCGTACAGGTTACTTCCATCGGGCGTAGCCTTCTTAATCATATAAATCACATTGTCCTTGGCATCTTTTACAGCAGGCAGTGTCTCCACGATGCTCTTACTGATATGTCCTGCCGCAGAGATCTGCTGACCGACATAGGTCATGGTGGCATAGGTACTCGCCGAACCAAAGCCGTCTAGCTTCTTTTTGTCTGCTGCACTCATCAGACCGTTTGCACTCTGCGTAACTGCACCGTAGGTCGTATCCTGCGCGGGGATGCCCAGCCCGGTAATGTCCGCCTTCGCCACAGCAGTAGCCGCCGAAACGTGACCGCTGGCATCAACCGTGACCTTATACAGTCCGGCACTCTTGGCTGTGTAGCTCGGGTGAACATACTTGTTGGCCCCTGCCGCAATCCCGTCCAATTTCGTCTTATCAGCCGCGGTCATCAGACCGTGCGCAGACTGCGTGGCATCGCCGTAGGTTGTATTCGTGGGCGTGCCCCAAGTGCCGTCGCCCTTCAGGTACTGACCTGCATTGGCAGTTTTCGGCGCAGGGACAAGACCATTGCCGCCATCGGCAGAAGTAGTCGCACCCTTAAAAACACCGTATGTCGTGTCCTTATCATCAACCCACTGTGCTGTACCGTCACTAGCCCAGCCAAGGATCTTGCCCGCAGCACCGCCCGCAGGGATATGTTTGTTACCACTGGTCGTCGGGTGACTATAATTGCTTAGACCCGCCAGCTTGTTCTTCTCGGCAGTCGTATAGTC